TGGAGACAATCAGCCTGATTTTCAAGATGAAGTTACATTAACTTATGCTGGATCTACAAGAGTAGGACAGATAGTTAATATAGATACAAGACAAGGTGGACAGACTTATCTGTTTACTTTATTAGTGAGGTTCTAATGGCTAAAAGTAGAGATATTGAAAATGCAAGTTCTGATTTAAATAACAATTTAGAAAGAGATTTTAATGATTTTATAAGATCGGCATTACTTGAATTATCTTCTGAGTTTAATTCAGATGGTGGAGATCCAGTTAGTCCAATAGACACTGGATTTTTCGTTTCAAGTTGGACAGCAAGCACACAAAGACCTAGACCAAATCAAGATAGAATGGATTTTGCTCCATGGAAAGACATTGAACCTACAAGAAAAGGAGAAAAATCTCCTCAAGCGGAAGTAAATCCAAGATTTATAAATGACATAAAATTTAATTTTAAACCTTTTTCTAAAGTTTTTATTGGTAATAGATCAGAATATGCAGCTAGAGCTTTAGCTTCTCCTAGAAGTCAAATTCCTAGATTTGTTCAAAATGATCTTAAAGATCTTGTTAATGCAATATTTACAGATAAGAAACCTCAAATTGCTGTTGCAACTAAACCTTTTAAAGGTGGCACTATTAGTCCAACTGGTACAAAAGGTATTGGACAATTTGCTGATCCTGATAGAACATTTGTTGATTACACTAACTTATGACTTTAGTTAATACCAGAGCAGCTTTTGAAAAAGCAGTAACAGATGCAGTTGCAGCAGTAGACGCTACTGTTGAGATGGTTTACGACAATATGGTTTATAAGACTCCTGGTAAAACTAAAAAATATATTATCATGTCAGTTGATTTTGCACAGGCAACAACTCAAACTCAAGGTGCAGCCTCGGATTTTTATTCTGGTGTTATTCAATGTAAAATTTATGTTCCAAGAGGAAAAGGTAGCTCAACTTTGTCTGCATTAGGGGAGGCTGTTATTGATGGACTTATTTCTGTTAATGCTTCTAACTATACTGACACATTTAGTTGTAGTCCGAGAGTCCTTGATATTAATGGAATCACACCGATAGATTTAGGAGATTCTTCACATTTCTTAGGCTTAATATCTTGTCAATTTACTGCCAACACTTAGTATAATGATAATAGCTATACATTAACATGACTAGAGCAGTTGATCTTTTAAAGAACAAGTTTGGAGTTTCTCAACTTTACAAGCATGACATCAAACACGATGATGAGATTATTCTTACTGTCTATTGGCATCCATTAACTATTGCAGAAAGAGAAGCAATACAAAAAAAATCATCAGACGATGTAAATGATTATGCTTTACAAATGATGATAGAAAAAGCATTAGATGAAGATGGTAAAAGAATTTTTCAAGATGGAGATAAAGCATCTCTTAGAAGAGAGGTTGAAGTTTCTGTTCTTGAAGAAATACAATTAGCAATGATTAATGCTGGTGCTGATAAGGGGGTATCAGAGGCTAAAGCCGATTTGAAAAGCTAATAAAGATTGGCAGTTTTTATTTTCTTTAGCAAAACAATTACATAAAACTGTAGCTGAATTATGTAAGACTCTTACTATTGAAGAGATGATAGGTTGGGCTGCTTATGCAGAGATTGAACATGAAGAATATGAAAAACAAAGAGAACAAGCACAAAAAACTAATGCTTTAAGAGGCAAAAGAAGGTAATATAGAGAAAATGTTTTAGTTTTTTATAGCAAGTGGCTAATTATAACGTAGATATTGCTGTTGGTATAAAAAATGCACAAGCACTTAAAAAGTTTAATAAAGATGTAAAAGAAACGTCTTTAGTTGTTAAAGGTTTAAATGAAGGCATAAGAAAAGGATCAAATGCGTATGAGAAGTCATTAAGAACTTTAAGTCAATCATTACAAAAAACAAAAGTTAATATAAATAACGCAGCAGTAGGTACTGATGCTTTCAGAAAATCAGCATTAGATTTAGTTAGGGCAGAAAAATCTTTAAATAAAGAATTAGAATTACAAAATAAATTATTAGAACAACTTAGAAAAAATGAAGATCAGTTTGGTGTTGCTCAATCATCAAGCAGTAATCGTGTTAGAAGGAATGTTGCAGAAAGTCGTAGGTCAAGAATTAGCTCTAAATTTAAAACTTTAGATACACCTACACCTTCAATAGATTTAAGAAATAGGGTTAGAGAAAATATACGTCAAAGTAGAATTAGTAGGTTTGGTCTTGGATCAGGTCAAACATCGCCTATTACTTCTGGTTTCTTAGATTTTAGTAGGAGAGTAGAGGATGGTAGTTTCCTTTTAAAAAATCAAAGAGATATAAAAACAAATGTTTTAAGAAACATAAGAGAGAGTCAAAGATCAAGAATAGGAGCAGGATTTAGGTCATTATCTTTATCAGGACAAACATCTCCTGTGGGAGAAAAAATTGCACGGGCTTTAGAGAATGAAAAGAAACTTGTAAAAGAAGTTGAAGCTATAAGAGGAAGGGCAAGTAAGAAAAGAGAAGCTAATACAAAACGTCAGTTGTCTCTTGAGAAACGATCAAATGCTTTTGTAAAAAAAGCAATAAAAGAAGAAACTGCATTAAGAAAAAAAGCAGAAGCAGAAGAAAATAAAATTGCACAGAAAAGAAGGGCAAGAAGGCAAAAATTTGGAAGCACAGCTAGTAGTGCAATCATTGGTGGAGCTTTTCCACTATTGTTTGGACAGACAGGAGCAGCAGCAGTTGGTGGTGGAATTGGTGGTGCAGCAGGTGGTTTAATTGGAGGTCAATTTGGTTTTGCGTTATCTATTCTTGGTACTGCGATAGGTTCTGCTATTGATAAAAATGATAAATTTAATCAATCATTAGCTGCTTTAAATGTTCAATTTACAAATGTTAGTGGTGGTGCTCAACTTACAGCAAAAGATATAGACGCAGTTGCAAAACGTCTTAGCATTACAAAAGAAGAGGCTTTTGGTGTATTAGGAGCTTTTGCACAATTTGGCTCTGGAAGTATTGCTAAATCTTTAACAGAAATTTTTGGTTCTGATGCAGCAGCATTTAATAGTGTAGCTACTGCTAATAGACAAGCTCAATTAGCTAATGAAATTTTTCAAACTAGAACAAAAATAGGTAATGAAGTTGCTACACAATTATTACAACAAAATTTAATAACTGATAGTGCGACTATTGAATTAGCATTAGCAGAAGCTAGAGCAAAAGCAGAAAATGATATTGCTGTAGCTAGAGCAAAACAAATAACATTTCTAGATAAATTCAGAGATGTTTTTGGAGGCGAGTTTGAAAGAAGTTTAGCTGGTGGTAAGGGTGCTGAAAGATTTGGAGAGAATAGAGGTAACAAATTACAAAAAGAATTTGAAGAAGGAAGAAATCAAAGAATGGAGAATTTTAAAAAGGCATTAGAAGAAGTAAGAATAATGCTTGGTCTTGTTAATGAGGCTAATGGTCAATTTGGACAATCAAGTGTTTTAGCTTTTTCTGCTATTAACGATAAGGTAAAAGATTTACAAGATGAAATGAAAATGTTGCAAAATCCAATCAGATTGGCAATAAATTTATCAGATGTTATGGGAGCTTCATTTGAAGAATCATTTAAAGGAATTGTCAAAGGAACAATGACAGTTGCAGATGCGTTTAGAAGTATGTTGAATCGTATTGCAGATGTTTTCTTAGATACTGCTGCAAGAATGTTAGCTAACCAGTTTCAACAAGGAATATTGGGTCTATTAGGAAACATTTTTAATCCTTTTACTATTACTGGAGGAGCTACAAATACTGCTTTAAGTACAACACAACAGGTTGCAAGAGATACAGCTTTATACAATAGTTTGGGGTCTGTAAATACATTTCCTGCTGGTTCTTTTGCTAATGGTGGTAGACCTCCTGTTGGCAGACCTTCAATCGTAGGAGAAAGAGGTGCTGAATTGTTTGTTCCAGATAGAGCAGGCACTATTATTCCAAACCATGAATTAGGTGGTTCAACAAATATAGTAGTAAACGTAGATGCTTCTGGTTCTAATGTAGAAGGAGATGAAGATGAAGGTAGAGCATTAGGTATTGCATTATCAGCAGCTATAGAGACAGAATTAATTAAACAGAAAAGACCTGGAGGTTTACTTGCATAATGGCTACTTTTCCATCAATCACACCAACATACGGACAACAAAAAAGATCCGCACCAAATACTAGAACAGTTCGTTTTGCTGATGGCTATGAACACAGAATATTGTTTGGACTTGCTGCTCATCAAAACCCAAAAGTTTATAACTTTACTTTCAACGTATCAGAAACAGATGCGGACACCATAGAAGGATTCCTTGATAGTCGTGCCAATGATAGTGCCAGCTTTACTTTTACTCCACCAGGAGAAGGGTTTACAAAAACAGGAACGTATTCTCAATCAGGAAGTACAACAGTAACAATTACAATTACAAGTCATGGTGTAGCTGTAGGAGATGAACTCACTATTGATTACACTTCAACTGCAAGTGGATCGCCTACTGATGGTACGTTTCTTGTCGCTTCGGTTACTGATTCAAATGTTTTTACTGTTACTGCTGCTTCGAGTGCTAGTGATAGTGGTAATGTTTCGATTACTTTATCTGGTGCTGGTCAATATGTTTGCGAGAACTGGAATAAATCTATACCATATAACAATAGAGCAACAATTCAAGCAACATTTAGAGAGGTGTTTGAACCATGAGTGCTGCAACTGTTTGGAGTGCAAGTGCCAGTTTATCAGTAGGAGATATTATTGCACCAACTTCTGCTAGTAGTGGATTATTTTTTAGAGTTACACAAGCAGGAACAACAGGAAGTAGTGAACCTAATTGGGCTACTGTTCTTGGAGAAACTGTTTACGATAATAATGTTAGATATATTTCATTCAGTAGTGTTGCAAGCGACTTACAGGTTATAAATCCATCAGCAATAATTGAATTATTTACCTTACAACTTGATAGTAGTTTGCATGGTGCTACTACTGTTTACAGATTTCATGCAGGTAGTAGTTTGAAAGATAATGGAAAAATAGTATGGGCAGGTAATGAATATCTTAGATTCCCAATAAAAGCTGAAGGTTTTGCTTTTCGCAAAGGACAACTACCTCGACCTACCTTAACTGTAAGTAATGCTCTTGGAACAATTACATCTATTTTACTAACAGTAAACAATACAACTACTGGCAACGATTTAACAGGTGCAACTGTTACTAGAATTAGAACTCTTGCAAAATTTTTAGATGCTGCAAACTTTCCAAGCAATGTAAATCCTTATGGAACACCAGATCCTACAGCAGAATTTCCACAGGAAATATATAAAATAGATAGAAAATCAGCAGAAAATAGAGAGGCAGTTCAATTTGAATTAGCTTCTGTATTTGATCTTGCTGGTATTCGTGCACCGAACAGACAGTGCACTAGAACAGAGTTTCCTTCTATTGGTACGGCTATAGGATGAATTGGAAAGACGCTGCACTTAATCATGCTGAAACAGAAGATCCAAAGGAGTCTGTTGGTCTTTTGTTAAATATTCGAGGCAAAGAAAGATATTATCCTTGTCGTAATCTTTCAATGACCGCACATCAATGTTTTATTCTTGATCCAGAAGATTATGTGAAAGCTACAAATGTAGGAGAAGTTACTGCTGTTGTTCATAGTCATCCAACAACACCACCTATAGCCAGTCAGGCAGATATGGTTGCGTGTGAACAAAGTAAGCTTCCGTGGCATATTGTTAATCCTAAAACAAAGAAATGGGGATATTACGAACCACAAGGTTATGAAGCACCTTTGCTTGGTCGGCAATGGGTTTGGGGTATTACAGATTGTTGGAGTTTAGTAAGAGATTATTACAAACAAGAAAAAGGTATAGAGTTGAAAGATTACGAAAGACCAATTACTCCAGAAGAGTTTATGAAAGATCCTTTGTTTGAAAGCTATGCTTGGAGAACAGGATTTAGAGAACTTAGACCAGATGAAAAATTACAATCTGGAGATGTTTTGTTGATGAGTATTTTAGATTCAACTTTAAATCATGTAGCTATTTTTCTTGGAGATGAGGTATTACATCATTTAACCGATAGACTATCTTGTAGGGAACCATATTCTCCGTGGTTGTTAAAATGCACAGGAAAGAGGTATCGTTATGCTTCGTAAAATAAAATTATATGGAGAGCTTGCAAACTTTATAGGACATAAAGAGTTTGAAGTAAAAGTAGAAAGTTTATCTCATGCTGTTAGTTTTTTAATAAATAATTTTGAAGGTATTGAAAAATATATGAGTCCTAAACATTATCAAGTAAAAGTTGGTAATTATGTAGTAGATGAATCAGAACTATGTCACCCTATTGGGCAGGAGGACATACATTTTATTCCTGTTATAGCTGGTGCTGGTCGAGGTATTGGAAAAGTATTATTAGGTGCTGCGTTAATTGCAGGTGCGTTTATGTTTTCCCCCATGACTCTTGGATCTTTTACAGCAAAAGGTATAGCAGCAGGAGCAACTCCATTTGCCAAAATAGGATTTCTAGCTAAAGCTTCTTTATACGTTGGAACATCTTTAGTAATATCAGGTGTGAGTGATATGTTATTTCCCTTGCCTAAATTTGAAGGGTTTGAGTCAGAAGAAGATCCTAGATTGTCATTCAATTTTAATGGGATTCAACAGACAAGCAGGGCTGGTACTCCTGTTCCTATAGTTTATGGAGAGATATTCACTGGATCAGTTGTAATCAGTGCTTCTGTAGATACTGAACAGGTACAGGCATGACAGACATTAAACGTATTATTAGAGGTTCTAAAGGTGGAAGTCCACCACCACCAAAACCTACTAGA